ATCGTACGCATCGGCAACGCAACGTGCAGCACGTCAAAAAGTGACTGTGCCGAATCGTTTGAAAGCAGCTATTAACGCTATCGGAAGGGGCGAGCAGTGAGCCAGTACGTCAGAGTGTTCGACAAACTCTTGAACGCATATCCGACTAGCTACGCGTCAGAAACGATGAGAACACTGTGGCTTGATAACTGGAGTCAGCATCCGATCAGTGTGATTTCTCGAACGGTAGACACTGTTATCAGAACGTGGCAACGCTTCCCTTCGATTGACGAGTTCATGGAATTAGCGGAAAAAGAAGCGAACAAGCAATCGTTCATCGGTCGCCGTGAGAAAATGGAAACATGTTCAAAGTGCGATCAAGGAATGATCGAAACCAAAGAGAATCATTTCCGTCCTTGCGAGGATTGCTTGCCGGACTCGTACGCTCAATGGGCAAGCGGCGAGTACGAGCCACGCTCATGATTAAGTTAGCTGGACTGGTCGCCGTGATAGCCGTGTTGTTTTTTTCGTACAGCAAACAACAGACGGTGGTAGGCCCGTCAGATTCCGTGGTTGTGTCCGCTGCATCTGTTACGACGACCAGCCAGCCGATAGAGATGGTACCTGCCACAACAACAACGCTCGTGTCAATGAGGAAGGTTCCTCAGTCAACAACGACGGTTGTGGAGCCTTGGTTGACGATGCCAACGACAACCACCAAAGTTGTTTTGGCGAGCTACGTGCCAAGGACCGAGTTGGAAGCAATGCTCTGTGACCCGAAATGGCAATGGCAATGCGAGGACGCCATCGCGATAGCGCAGTGTGAGTCGAACATGAATCCAAACGCTGTCAGCAAACCGAACAGGGATGGCACTCGCGATAGAGGCTTGATGCAGATTAATACCGTTTGGGAACAAGCATGGCCGCCGGAAGTCTGGGCGCGCATCCTCGAACCAGAAGTCAATATCGCAATGGCTCATCATGCTTATGTTGCTGGCAACAATTCGTGGCAGTACTGGACATGTAAACGAGTGTTGCGATGAAGAAACCACCGAAACCGAAAACGCTCGTTGAAGTATTCACCGAAGAAGGATTGTTCGATGACCCTGATGTCATCGTCGTTTGTGAATGCCACAAGCTGACGCACTGCCCGACCGCGTGGATGAAAGCTGGACGTGAACAATGAAACGCTCTGGTCCGATCCAACGAAAGACTCCGCTGCGGAAAGTCTCGAAGAAACGCGCAAGCATTCAAGGGCAGCGACGGAAGCTAGTACGCGAGCAGTTGGAAGCGCGTCCGAACTGTGAAGCTGGCCCGGTCATCCTCGCTGACGAGGTGAAGCGATTCGGAGCGGCGTTCGTTCGCGAGCGTTCTAAAACGGATCGCTGCTATGGCCGTTCAACTGACATTCACGAACCGATTCAACGATCTGCTGGGGGTTCGATTCTGGATGTGGAGAACACAATTTCGGTGTGTCGCAGGTGTCATGATTGGATTCATTCGTACCCGGAATACGCTGTAAATCTAGGCTTATTGCGGTACTCGTGGGAGCGTCAACAAAATAATCCTTGAAATGACTTGCAAGGGGTACTCCTCTGTGTATACTGGTGTCTGACAGCAAACATCTAGGAGAAACCAAAATGAAAACCTACTCAATGAAAACCACCGATTTCGTCAACTACTACGGAAACCCTGACGTAGCCTTCGGCTCGCTAGTAAACCCAGTAGACGAACTAGGAACCCATCTCTCAAACCCACAAGAAGTAGTCAACGCAGACGGTGAAGTAACCCACTACACAGTCGAAGCAACCTCCGAGTTGTTCAACGGCACTCGCCACCTACACCTCGAAGTTGATGGATCTATCACAGTTCAAGTTGACCCAGCAATCTACGCAGCCAAGACCGGAGCCAAGCGCTAGTCCGAATGGTACGCAGGCTAACGCCTCGGAGTGAGTAGGACTCGAAAGGGTCGGCGTGCAACTCGCCACACTCCACGACAGCAACACAAACAAACAAGGAGGAACTGTCAAAATGGAATACCGTAAAGAGCAAATCGATTGGGTGTGCGAGGAACTATCCAAAGGCACTGTTTCAAAAGAGTTCAGCACGCACCGCGTGATTGACTGGACCAAACCAAACCCAAGTTTCAAAGATGCCGGAGATCACTCAGGTGTATCACCCAAAGGCAAAGTCGAATTTATTGGCAGCGAAGCTGAGTGCCAAGAGTTCGCAGCGAACCATGATGGCGACGTGCAAGTCCACGGAACCTTCTGGATGAAAGTAGCTGGCGACGACTTTGACGAAGTTTGGAAACGAACAAATCGAGCAGTACGCCACTTGGGTGGAGTTGTCCTTGGCGCTGGCACGGGAATGGTTCGGGGCCAAACGTGGTTTGGAAATCGTGCTCACGATTATGCGGTCAACGTAATTGACTGCTCCGACGGAACAGCAGACTTTGATTTGGCTGGACGGCTACTTCACTTCCACGAGAATCACGAAGAATACGGCCAGCGAGAAGTTGGTGGTTTCACCGCTGAAGGAAGCGTTGACAACAGAGGCAACGTGATTGGTGACTCTCACCGCTTCCTGTATTCGTTCACGCCTGCGGCTGTAGAAGTGAATGCGTGATGGTTGAAGCAATTTTAATCTTCGGCCTTATGGGTGCCGGGGCATACCTTGACCGGCGCGACGAGCGGCGAGCCGCTGAGATGCAGTTGGCTTTAGATCGTGTTCACCACGGCACAGAGTTGAAGCCGTACGACTGGGAACTCGAATCATGATGACATTCTGCGAACACCATGAACCCGGCAACTCGACCCGATACACAGTGACTGCTGCGTTGATTCCTGATAACGGATTCAAAGGAGCCGGGAGCATGGCTGATTATTGGATCGTCACGATCTGGCCGTCACAGCCAACGAGCTACGTGTTGGATGTTCGTGCCGAACTTCATGAGCATTACTTCCGAGAGAAGTTTGATAGCGCGCAAGCTCTAAGCCAAGTTGACCGCACTGAATACGTTGTCGCTATCAACAAGCTCCTCGCGACGATTCGTGAGTGGCTACGACAGGAGGCATTCTGATGGAACGCTCAGACTTTGAGATCATCAGCGAAGACGTGATTCCGAAAACGATCGGCTTCGTGTGCGAAACGCTCGGCAGTTCTCTTGGTTTACCGAAGGACGCAAAACTGTTCGACCTTTTAGAAGGAGGTGACGACAATGAACCAACCTAACTTGTGGGGATTCGACCCAAACGAGATCGGAGGGCGAGTTGGCAACAGTCATCCTGAGACTAGTCAGCGTGCTTCGATGCGTGTCAAGTCTGGAAGCCAGAAAGCGCAAGCGATTATGGCACTTGAAGAATCAGGCGCAGACGGTTTGACTGCGTACCAGTTGAGCAAGTTGGTATTCAATGGTGCTGGGGACAATCTGTCAGCAAATCAAACTGCGACCAGACTCGGTGAGCTACGCGAGCAAGGTTTGGCGATGTATCTGTTTGATCAGATTGGTCGGCCTGTGGAGCGTGAAACGACTCCGGGTAACACGGGGCTAGTTCATGTGCTTACGCGCTTCGGGTATGAGGTTTCGATGGATCTCAGGTTGGCGTGAAGAAATCCTCAAACAATAGTTGCAAGGGGTGGCCCTACGTGTATACTGGGGGCATGGCAGAAACCACCAAAACCCAACGAACAGTTGCTCGGATGATCGGCATGGGAAACCAGTCGCCAACGATGCACATTGACTATTACGAGAGCGCCACCATTGGGTGCGAAATCATTACCTTCTGGAACTATCAACTCCGCTCCCGTGAAAATAACGGAACCGCTCATGATGTTCTGGAGATCTCGCTTGAACACGGCAAGATTGAGAGAGTGACCTACTTCGACAGCGAAAGCGAATACTACGCTGCTGATGGTTGGGGCAAACACAACATGAGCTTGACGAAAGCTGAATCACTAGTCCGCAGATGGGTAGTCATGGCGTGCAGTCGTCAACGCAGGCTCGAAGAAGAAGCGGAGGTTGTGTGAACTGGGATTTAGAGTTACACGGTCAGCGGCCTTGGACATCGAACGCTGAACGCAAGTGGCATCACATGGAACGAGCAGCAAAAGTTCGTGACATGCGCGACTCGTTCGGGTGGATGGCGAAAGCACAGCAGGTTCCAGCGTTGCCAGCTATCAAGGTGTACGCAACTCCGCTTGCTAAGGATCGGAGGTGGCGGCAAGACGTTGGTGCTTGTTTCCCTGCGGTGAAAGCTGCGATTGATGGACTGGTCGATGCAGGTGTGTTGCCGGACGACAATCCAGAGTTCGTTCGCTCGTTGACGTTCTTCCCTGCGGAGATCGGTGACGTTGACGGACTGCGTTTGGTAATTGAGGAGGTTGATCACTTTGTTGGATGAACCGCTTTATCAGGTTGATGTTGAGCAACGGCTTGATGTGTTGGGTCAGCAGCTTGAAGAAGAAGTTGAACGCTTCGCTGTGCAAACCGTTGAACGCGCAGAAGCTGAGTTCGAGTACAAACGCCAATACCACAAAGCCGTTCTCCAATCGACAGATGGAACTGTGGCGCAAAAGGAAGCGCGTGCGTTTAGTAAAAGCGCGCAGGAATACAGGGAATACAAAATCGCTGAAGCCTTAGAGAAGGCAACGCAGCAGAAACTTATTGCAATCAGAACACAAATCGACAGCGCAAGAACAATCAGCGCAAATATCAGAAACCAAACATAGGAGAAACACAAATGACAGCAATCATGTCAGAACAAACAAGCGCCTTACTTGCAGAAGCGATCAGGCAAACACAAGAGATAGATCATTGTCGTAACCGAGTTACCGAACTCGGACGAGAACGACGTGAGGTGCTAGCAGCGCTGCGCGCCGCTGGGCTTACCTACAAGCAACTCAGCGAAGCAACTGGTTTGCATCACATGACCATTCAGCAAGACATGGCGCGATATCGGAACGAGAATCCAAAAGAAATGTGGGAAGCGTTCACCAAGTCAACTGC